CTTCTTTAGCGAAGGAACATTTGGAGAATACATTGAAGCAAATCAGCTAGAGATGGGAGTTGAGTATTTGAAAAACGGAAGGTTTGACATTTTGCCTGAACAAATGGCTATAATGTGCAAAGCAGTTGATGAGGAAGTAGATTTAGATAATATAGACGATAAAGTCGCTAAATTTAGACAACTTACAATGGATATCGTTTGGGAGTTCAGTTTTTTTTTGAACAAACGAACAACAATGTGTCTGAACGCTATCCGAATGTTTTCAGAGCAGGAAACTCAAAGTCTGTTGCAGTCGTAAAGGCTAGTAGGATTATGAAGCCATATGGGTGGCTTAACAGCCTTTATGATGTTGCTATGGATGGTTTGTTTACAAAAGACGGTAAAGATGCCATACAAAGCGTTAAAGACGAAAAACTATATAAGGTTTTAACATACATAGCTTGGAAAACATCCAAGTCTGATTTTGAAATAGCTGTAAAAGAAGAAAGTCAAAAAAATATTAAATAATGGCATTTAACAGATTAAGAGACATAAGAGATAGAATGGAAAGCAAATGGTCTAGTGGGCAGTTTGTTTTTGGTTATGAAGATGATATCAATGAGTTGCATAACATTGACTATCCTTTGCTTTTAGTTATGCCACCAACCTCAACGCTTCCTGCTACGGAAAAAGACCCAATAAACGCACATTTGAAAGAGGAGTATGAGTTTGAGGTTATCTTTGCTAAACCATATAGAACAAGTGATAGCAACACAGGTGCTAATGACACAAATGCAAATCTTGATGTGATATATACACTTTTGGAATCAGAAGCACATTTTTGGTTGCAAAGCTTTCTTGACAGTTATCCAAACAAACAGGTGACACTTGTTCCTGTTCCAATAACTATAGAAAGAGAAACAAATCAACAAAACGATAGAGTTGTTCAAGTTAGAATGAACTTTACTGTAGATTGCTTCTCACACGCTTTTGCTGCTTTTGATGACCAATCAATCAGAGACCTTAGCCCACAACTTTGGCTCAGAAGTGATATTGGTGTAAAAACAAAATACTTTGGTGGTAAAGAGGTTGTTAGTCAATGGAAAGACCAAAGTGTCTTTAACAATCACTTTTCACAATCAACATCTACAAAGCAGCCTGAATACAAATATGAGATGTCAGATTCTGTAAATGTAAACAACAGATATCCTTTTTTAAGCTTTGATGGTGTTGATGATAATCTTATATGTGATGAAAATACTTTAGGAAACCCAGCAAATACTAGAAGCTTGAAGGGCGACCACACTATATTCTATGTTGCAAAAACTACAGATTCTAATGAAACAGATGCTCCTATTTTAAGTTTGGGCTTTGGAACTCCTAATGCAGCTACAATGGATATAACTATAAAAGATTTTAGTGGTGAAAAACAGTTTAAAAGTCAAGTTATTGATGTTGTTGCTTCAGGTGCAGATGCCCTAATTTTGTCATCAGATGTTGCTTCAGGAAGCACAAAGGTAGCTATCAGAGGTCATAAAGTTAGTGGTCAAACATTAACATATTTTTTAAATGGTGCAACCTTAACAAGTGTGACTAATAGTGATTATTTAAATCCTGTAGATTATTCTAGTCAAGATGCTATGTTAATGGGTACTGATTTAACAAATTTTGGTTTACTTAATGTGCAAGAGGTTATGATATTTCAATATGCAGTAACGGACAGTCAAGCTACATCAATAATGAATTACTTAAATCATAAATACAATATATCTTAATTATGGCAATAGTACAAAAAGTAGATTTTCCAAAAGATAATGAATTTCATAGCGTATATAGTCCCTTAAAACTTACTATAAGAGTTAATGGTGGAGATACAGATGGATTAACAGGTAATGTAGAAGATTTTGTTAGTTGTAGATTTCATTTTACTCCATTCAATGAAACAACAGACCAATGGCTAAATAATAATAATAGTAGTTCTTATGATAATACTGCACTACCTGATGAAACATTTGCTGTGCACGTTCCATATACTCCATTTGTTCACGGATGGTCTATTGATAGCACTCCAAATTCACAAAACACTCCTGCTAGTACAGGTGCTACTTACAGATACTTTACTTTAGATTGTGCCCCTTTAATGAGAAACTATTTAAGTTATAATCTAAGACCTTGCTCTCAAGATACTGAAAACCCCAATGTTTTAAGAGATATAACCTTAGGACAAATAGCATATAACCTATTCACCTATTATCAAATAGCATATACTCCTGAGTATATAGACACTACAGGAAAGCTAGTTTTAGCAAACGGAACAGGTGTCAGACCTGATTTAAAAGGTTATTGCTATCCAAGAGTTATCAATAGTGCTTTATCATATAATGAAGAAATATTTGGATATCACGGACAATCTTATGCTGAGGTAGATGGAACTTATGAGAATGAATTACAACATTCAGTAATAAATAAGATATACTTACACGATTCTAATGATAATGAAAATCTTTATGGTAGAATGAAGTATCTATCCGTAAAACCACAAAATAGAATAATTGGTGTTGATGAATGTGAATATTTAACTTTTGCAGCAAAGAATGGAACGAATGGCGTGTATGCTCTTGTTCATTTTTATGATTTTAATGGAAATTTAATTGATAATGGAGAAGGCACATCAGGTCAAGGTTACTATGCTTTGAATATAAATGCTACTGCAGATGGTGATGGCACAAATACAGGTAATAACGGTTTGTTTTCTTATGGTGATGGTGGAAATCAAAATCCTTCATATGCAGTTATACAAATAGGTGTAGGAACTAGAAATATTAAGGAGTTATGCTTTACAGCTCCAAGTAAATTTAGAAATAATCAACCTGTATCTGACTTTTCTAATATAGCTTATTATGAAGTAACAACTCGTAATAACTCTAGCCCCCACGAACAGATTGGTCAAACAATAAGATATACTATAGACCACAAAAGAAGAAACTATAATGAAAGCACTAGATTTCATTGGCAATGCAGATTGGGTGGTATAGATAGTTACACTTTTGATGGTGCTATGAGTAGAGGTTTGCAAACAAGCTCATCTACATATCAACAGACAGTATATCCTAAATTTAGAGGTCAAATATCAAGTAATGATAGTAATACAACTCTTTTTAAAGGAAGTCACATACAACAAACAACTGCTACTGCTAATGGTGGTGCTTTAATACCTAGAATAGCAGGGCTTACAGACGACCAATATCCATCTATAAGAAAACATACAGTAGATGCTTATGGTAACGGAAGTGCAACAACAAGACCCATAACTTTTGATGAAAGGCAGATGGTGGAAGATATGATGATGAGCTCTAATGTATGGGTAGAAAGAGGTTGGAGAGCAAAAGAGATATTCAAAGAAGACTTTAGTAGCTATTCTTCTGTTGCAGAAATATCAAATAATTGGACTGCTGATGCAGGTGACTTCAATACAGATGCTGCATTTTTTACAGATGAAGGACATTTAACAGGAACACAAGTTTATAGAAAGGGTAATAATGCAGGTAATGACCGAGTTTGGGCTCACAGTAAAAATTTATTCAAGTATGATAAAAATAAATTATACGAAGTAGAGATAAGGTATAAAAGTACTGAAGGAACTAGTGACCTAATATATTGTGGTCTTACAGGTTTTGCAAAAGATAAAACAACTTTTGTAAATCAAACAGGAGCTAATAGCTTTTCCTCACAATATTATATAACACTTGATGCTGTTACAACTGCTTCAAATGATAGATTTGTAGTGCAAAGAGGATATATTAGTGGTGTTTATAAAGATAGTGGTAGTTATGGTGGTCAAAGAAATATACCTATTCATCACGCTTATGCTCAAAAAGATGTGCGTTTTTTTGCACCTATGTTTATATTAAATCACGATGCCACAGCAGGTAGGACTTTTGTTGATTACATAAAGGTTACAGAATATTCTACTGATGACCCTAGTCAAAGTCAAAAGTTTTCATCTATGAATAGAAACTACTATGTTCCTGTTCTACTAAAAGATGGTAACTTGACAAGCTATGATAGTGAGCAATCTACAACAGTAACTGTAGATTATGTTGAAAGCAGAAAGAAAAGAGCAATAATTACATAATGGTTGAAATTACAATAGAATTAAGAAGATTTAACGCTTCAAGCTCTAAAGAGGTTATAGGCGTGTTGGATGTAACATCTAGCGAAGACTTTCCTTTGTCTTTGACAATACAAAGCTTTGACATAAGAGACATAAACTCTAGGTCAGGAAGTTTTTCTAAAACATTCGATATACCTGCAACTAATAATAATAATAGAATACTGAAAAATGTTTTTTATCAAGGATATGACGATACAAGCACAAATGTGTTTGGTAAGATAGATGCAGTAATATATGCTGATAATGTACCAATAATATCAGGTAAGTTAAGGGTTACTAAAGTAACAAGGTCTGACAATCCATTGGGTTATAGTTGTGAGTTTGTAGGAGATAATATGGATTGGGCTTCTGAAATAAAAAACCTAGAGCTTAAAGACCTTAGATTTAGCTCAATATCAGATGTTGCAGAGCAAGGATATGTTTATGACAACTGCTTTCATATAAACTCATCTAGTCCTAGTGACAATACAAATGCTAGTAATACAGATTTAAATCATATAGGTAATGACTTCCATCATTTCTCAAGCAACTTTGATAGAATACTATGGCCTTTGATGTCCGTAGGCGAAGGTTTAAGTGATAGAAATCAAGTTACTTTTGGTGATTTTGTTCCTGCTTTTTATATAAAAAATATTTGGGATAAGATATTTGAAGCTCAGGGATATACAGTTGAAAGTACTTTTTGTAATAGTGCTTACTTCCAAAGCTTGATAATGCCTTTTGAATTTGAAAAAAGAGCAGAGCAGGTAAATAATAAGTTTGGAAAAATATCTTTGACAAGTATTCCTACACCACAAACAACTTCTTTGAACGCATATTTTGATAATGGTAGTTCATCTACTACACCATCTTTTATGATTGGTGATGGAACTGTAAATGACAGTACAGGTAATTTTAGTTATGCACCTAGTGGCAATGCTTCAGGAGCAAAGGCAAGATATCTTTTTGGTGGTAATGAGCTTATAGATGATTACGATGAGCCATCATCACAAAGCACAGGTAATGTGCAGATGGGTACAAGCTCCAATAATTCAAACATAACAAACTCTTATAGTGGAACTATGGTTTGTATAAATGAAGCAGGTGACCACGAAATTGATTTTAACATAAAAGCAAGGTTTGTTAGGGATAGTAGCACAGGTGGAACTGACTATCACTTATCTTTTAGAGCAAAAGTAGAGCTTTGGGAAGTTACTGATGATGATGATAATGCAAATGGTTTATATCAGACTGCTAATTTCGTACATAATGGCTCAGGCTCAGAACACGCAAACTTTAAACTAAAGTGGTATCAACAGCAAAGCTATACTGCAGATGCACCTCAAGACATTGTAAGAACTTGGTCTCCTAGTAGTCCTATATCTGTAAGTGGTGTGGGTAATAAATATTTAATAGCTTTATCTGTAACGCCCCTTTACCCTTCAAATTCTGATGGGGATAGTGTTACATTTCAGTTTGAAACTGACAGTTTTTTGCAGATAAGTGGAAAAGCAGATATGACAGTTGGAGAGCCAATAGATAATCCACACTTTTTTCTTCCTGATGGAAAGCAATCTGATTTTGTTATGGGAATTGCACAGATGTATAATCTTCAGTTTCATACAGACCCCATACAGAAAAAGGTTTTTGTTGAGCCATATGACTTTTTTTATGATTCAAAATTAAAAGCTTTTGATTGGTCAGATAAAATTGATTATAGTAAAAATACAGTAGAAGAATTTCCACACGAACTAAAATCAGAGATAAGGGTAAAATACAAAGATGCTAGTAGCGATGCGTTTTTAGAAAGATTTAATTCTAGGAACTTGATAGATTGGGGTGAGTACAAAGAAATTAACACATCAGGTGTTTTTCAAGATGGAACATATACTATAGAAAATAAATTTTTTAGCCCAACATTTAATTGGTATGAGCCTGAATATATAGATTCTGATGTTGGTCACTCTAAAGCTAGAGCTCCCTTAATACCAATATATCATAGAGACTACTCCTACCTTATGGCAGAAAGATTTGCAGATAGGTCAGATAAAAACTTTCAGATAGGAAGTAGAATACTTCTAGCTGCACCAATATATTCAGGTGGCCAATTAGTTCAATATGATAGTGCTCTTACAGGTAATGCAACTGTTTTTAGTTATAATAACACAAGTCAACTTGAGCCTTCAAATGCTGCTGCTTTTAAATTTACTAGAGCTAATTTTATAACATTTGACAATTTAGGAGAGATTGATAATGGCAGTAGATTTAGGTTAGAGTATAGTATGGGTGCTTATGCTTCTGCAAAAGCATTTAATGTGCCATTGAACACACACATAATGGTTGACCCTAACCTATCTTTTAATGATGTTGTATATTATCACGACGATGGTAATGAATTTGCTGATGGTTTTACTGCATCTACAAACCCTAACAAAACTCATAGAATAAGAGGTCTTTTTTATCATTTTTACAATAGAATGTTCAAGCAACTTAAATCAAGACCAAAGATTAGAATTTCTTATTTTAAACTAAGCTATCAAGATATACTAAGATTAGATTTTAGAAGATTGGTTTACTTAGATGGTGTTTACTATAGAATTAACAAAATAGTTGATTACAAGCCACACCTTCAAGAATCTACAAAGGTAGAGCTTATGGAGTTTTTTGATTTAGGTAAAGATGATGTATTAGATGGAGATGTTATGAATTTAGTTAATGGATTGAATATATAATGAAAGCAGGTATATCAGGAAGAAAAATAATAAAAAGAAACAGAAATAAGCTATACACACTTATAGATGGCGTATATACTCCTATGCTCTATGAGCAACAAGAATCTGATGGTGACTACTACTATAGCGAAGTATTAGTAAGCGACCCTGAAAGAGTAACAAAACAACAACTTATTCTTAATAGAGACAATTCAAATTCTAATTTTGATGAGTTAGATGTTTTAATAAATCAAACAGCACAAGGCACTACAACGACAAGCTCAAGCGTTTCTGTAACTAACTCATCATTTTTTACATATAAAAGAGGTGTATTAAGCAATGATTCTGATGGTAAATACTCAGGTGTAAGAGTTAGTGAATGGAATTCTATAAAATCAGATGTATCTTTTACACAATCTACAACATTAAATCAGCCATATGTTGGTGGTAAAAGTGGTGGTAGAGTGGGATTTTCAACACCTTATTTTGATAAAGGAAGCTCTTTTATGACAAGCTCTGCTAACATAACTTTGCAAAACAACTTTACAATATTTGCTTTGTTTAATTTAGATATTTTACAAAGAGCAAGAATTCTTGGAAATAATTCTGATGCAGATGTTTTTGTTACTTTTAATGAAAATGCAGATTCAAATCTTCACGTTGGGTTTGGCTCAGGAAACACATATATTATACCAACTACAACAAAACTAGAATTAAACAGGCCATATGTATTAACATTGGTAAGAAAGTCAAATGTTTTGACTACTAGAATTGATGGCGTAAAACAAGCAGAAACAAGTGTTACAGGCAATGACTTAGTAATAAATACATTAGGTAGAGCAATAGATGGCTCTGAATTTTTTGGTGGCAGTATTGGTGGTGTTCAGTTTTGGAACGGTGCGTTGAGCCTATCATTAGATAAAATAGAAAGTGCTCTTATAAAACAAAATTCAACAATATCATACTAATGGATATAAGAACAATACTAAATAACGAATTAAATATTATTGGTAGAGATATCAAGAAGGCACTTGTCAATGAGTTGATGAATCAAAAACATATTGCTACAGGTAAACTTGCTGCTACAACAAAGCATAAAGTTAATGTAAGTAACTCTGAAGCAGAAGTACGAATTACATCAAAGGCAAAGTATTGGAGTGCTATAGACAAAGGCACAAGACCACACTCACCACCATTTGACAGAATAATGCAATGGATAGATGATAAGGGCATAGCTTATGCAAACGAAGCAGAAAAAGCAAGAATAGCAACTGCAGTTATTAGAAGAATAGAGATAGAAGGAACTCCAACGAAAGGTAGCTTTGCTAGAACAGGAGCAACACACAGAACAGATTATATAAATCGTGCTATAAATCCTCAAAAAGCTAAGATTAAAAAAAGATTACAAAAGGCTATTGGAGATAATATAAAAGTACAGTTTACAAAAACCATAAAAAAAGCAAACCAAGATGGCTGAAGAATTAAAGTATAGAGTAAGAGTATTAGGTATTGATGAACTTGTAGGTCTTAACAAGGAAATACAAAAGAACGCTGAAGACCTTCGTAAGAAGAAAAAAGCTCTTAAAGATGATAAGCAGGGGCAAGAGGAAAATATGAAGTCTGTTCTTGAACTTACTGATAAACTTAAACAGCAAAGAAAAGAATTTAGAGAAGGCTCTAAAGTTCAAAAAGAAGTTCAGACACAAACCAAAAAGAGTACTAGCTTTACTATGAAGATGGCTACTGCTTTTGGTGTAGCATCATTAGCAGTAGATGGTCTTAAAAAAGCAACAAAGTTTCTTGGCGACCAAATAAAAGAAAGTGTTGTAGTATTCAAGGAGTTTGACTTTCAAATGGCTAAGGTTAGAGCTATTAGTGGTGCAACAGATTTAGAATTTAAAAGACTAAAATCTAGTGCAGAAGAACTTGGTAGAACAACATTCTTTACTGCAACTCAAGTAGCAGAACTTCAAACAAATCTATCTAAATTAGGTTTTACTTCTGAAGAAATACTACAAGCACAAGCAGCAACACTTGCGACTGCTACTGCAGCAGGTGAAGACTTAGCTAGAACTGCAACAGTAATGGGGTCTGCTATACGAGGTTTTGGTCTTGATGCTAGTGAAGCAACAAGAGTAGCAGATGTTATGGCTTCTGCTTTTACAAGTTCTGCTTTAGATATTGAGAAGTTTCAAACATCAATGACTAAGGTTGCTCCTATTGCAAAGATGGCAGGTTTTGAAATTGAAGGCACTACTGCAATATTGGCTTCCCTTACGGATGCAGGTATTGAGGCTTCTATTGCAGGTACTTCTTTAAGAAATGTATTGTTAAGATTGGCAGACCCAACATCAAAGCTTTCTAAAAGATTAGGTGGCTCTGTTTCTTCTGTTGATGAACTTTTACCAAGACTAAAGCAGTTGAAAGATTCAGGTATTGCTCTTTCTGATGTTTTAGGTATTACAGACAGAAGAACTGCTGCTGCTTTTGGTAGGATGCTAGATAGTGCAGAATCCGTAGAAATACTAACAGAGCAACTTAGAAATTCAGAAGGAGCTGCAGAAGCTATGGCTGCGATTGTTGGTGATAGTTTACAGGGTGCTTTCCTACGATTCAAGTCGGCTGTTGATGGTTTTAGAATAGCATTGATGGATGGTTTGGGCAAAAGGATGCAAAAAGTAGTAGATTCTTTTGCTAAAGGATTTAATACTCTAGCAAGTGAGAAAAATATTAAGAGAATTGGTAAAATAGCTAAAACAATTAAAGCTTTAGCTATAGCAGTTGGTTTATATACTTTAGGTGTAAAAGCTGCTTCTATAGCTACTATTGCTTATACTAAATTTTTAGCACTCAAAACTAAGGCAGCAGCTAGTGGAACAACAGCTATGACTTTGCTTACTGCATCTGCAAATGCTTTTACAGTCGCTATAATGAAAACAGGTATAGGTGCTTTTATTGTTCTTGTAGGTACTGCTATTACACAAATGGTTAAGTATGCAGGTGGTTTAAAAGAAGCCGAAAGCTTAACTACAAGATTCAATAAAGCAACTAAAGATAGCAATGAAGGTATAGCTGAAGCTGAAAACAATCTTAAATCTTTAGCTAGAACTAGAGAAAGAATAAATGAGCTTACAGATAAAGAAGGAAAATTATTGAAAGATAATGCTTCAACAAGAAAAATACTTGACGGACTACGAAAAAAAGAAAAGTCTGAAATAGCATCTCTCAATAAGCTTTTAAACACTCATAACCTAGAGCTTATAGATGAAAAAGACAATATAGACAAAATAACAGAAGCTATATCAGGTAGTGGTGGTCTTATTGATGCTATGACAAATAAAATGCTAGTAGAAGCGTTTGGCGACCTCAACAAAGAGCTTATAAGTATAACTGTTCAGTCTGATATGATACAAGAAACTTTAGGAGAGAATTTTACATTAGACCCTAAAAAGATAGCAGAATCGAAAAAGCAACTTGAGGAAATGAGTTCTTTTATGCAATTCTTAACACAAGATGTTGGTGGTACTGCTTATGATATTATGATGTCAATGTTTGGCTCAGGAACAGAACAAGAGCTTTATGCAGATGCTGATATGTTAGATGCTTTATTAGAGCAGTCAGGATTAACACTTCAACAATTTTTAGATACATTAGAAGATGGCTACTTTGAAAAAGAGCAGCAAAAAATAATGGATTTAATTTTAAAAAGAGGAGAATCTACAAGTCTTTCTATCGGAGATTTGTTTGCAACAGGAAGTGGTGGCACAGGCGAAGATGAGAAAATAAAGGCTATTACTGCTAAAATAGAAGAAGAAGCTCAAAGACACTCTAAGGCACTACTTGATATAGGTAATAAGTCATACAAGTTTGAAAGTGACAGAAAAATACTTCAGATACAAGAAGAAATAAAGCATCTTGAAACTATGAAAGACCTTAATATCAAGATGGGAGAAAACGGTCTTAAAGAGGATTTAAAAATACAAAAACAAGAACTTGCTTTGCTTAATGAAAATAGAAGTTTGAAGCTTCAAATGGCACAAGAATCTTTTGACACAAACAAGCATAATTTAGCTATGGAATTAGCTGACAACCTTATAACAGAGGTAGAGCATAAGGCAAAGCTACTTGAGTTGGAGAAAAATTTTATTGATGCAAAGAAAGATATATTTGTAGGTGATTTTGAAATGATGAAACAGCTTTTATCTGAGCAAAGACAACTAGAGCTAACTGATGCAGAATTATCAAAAGAAATAATAGCACAAAGAATATCAGATGTAAATGATTTGGGTGGCTCTATGATTGAACTAGGTGGTATTATGGGAGAAAACAACAAGCTTGTTCAGATAGGAACAAAACTACAACAAGCTGCTTCTGTTGCAACTTCCATAGCTACTTTAGCAGAGCAATTAAATATAAAAACAAAAGAGGGTGGTATAATTGCTACAATCAAGTCTGCATTTGCAAAAGCAGGAGAATCTGCTGCTAACGCAGGTACATCCATTCCACCACCATTTAATATTGCTGCTATCGCTGCTGTTGTTGCATTACTATCAAAATCTTTAAATCTATTTGGACTTGGTGGTGGTGGTAATGTAGATGAAGTGGGTGAAGAAGTTAGATTTGCTAAGGGTGGTCTAACAAAGGGTGGTATGTTTAGAGGTCGTTCACACGCTAGTGGTGGTGTTAAGTTTGCAGTAGGTGGCAGAATACACGAAGCAGAAGGTGGTGAGGCTATAATAAACAAAAGGTCAACCTCTAGATTTAGACCTATACTATCGGCTATAAACTCTTACAACGGTAATGGTGTAAAGTTTGCAGATGGTGGATTGATATCATCAGGTGAGAAATTTGCTATGGGTGGAGAACTAGCAAACATACAACAGATGGTTTCAGGTGGTAATTTAAAACAAAAGGTTGTAATGGTGGAGAGTGATGTTACCTCAACACAGAACAGAGTTTCGTCTTTAGAAAGCCAAGCTTCGTTTTAACAACAGATTGTTGATAAATAATTTTTAATAAAATTATATAGTTTTTGTAAAAGAATATATTGCGATATGATAAAAAATAATAAGCTTACTATTGTCAAGGAATTTGTCGAAAGTGCTTATGTAGATATCAAAAATAGACATTCTGAAGAAGCAGGAATAAAAGATGTTTTAATGTTCCTAGCAGAGAAAGGCCTGATAGAGCCTAGAAGATTACGAGATTATATGATTATAAAAGATTACGCTGATTTCTTGAAAAGGAATGATGGTAAGATTTGTGTAACTATGATTGACTTAGGTATTAAATACGATATTTCGGAAAGAACAGTACAGAATATTTTATATAAAACTAAGTATAATTTTTTAACAAAAACAAATATTAGAAAGAATTTGTAAACTTTTTCTAAAGACCTATTATTGATATAATTACATTTGCAAAATGAATAATTGGTACGAATTTCAGAATGAAGCAGAAAGTGCAACTGTTGAGATATCTATCTATGATGAGATAGGTGATTACGGTACTTCTGCAAAAAGATTTATAGACGACTTAAAGTCGGCAGGTGACAAGGATATAAACATCAGAATGAACTCCGTAGGTGGTAGTGTTTTTGATGGCCTTGCAATTTACAATGTTTTGCGTTCACACAGAGGATATGTCAATGTTAAAATTGAAGGACTATCTGCATCAATAGCTAGTATTATTGCCTTAGCAGGTGATAATATAGAGATGGCAGAAAATGGTTTCTTTATGATACACAATCCTTTTGGTAAGTCTGCAGGTGGTGCAGATGATATGCGTAAGACTGCCGATTTACTAGATAAAATCAAGCAAGAGCTTGTGTCTATCTATTCCAACAAAACTCAACTTTCAGATGAGACAATATCGGATATGATGGATAAAGAGACTTGGCTGACAAGTCAAGAGGCTAAAGAGATGGGTTTTATAGATACTATAACAGAGCCTATCAAAGTAGCTGCTAGTTTTAACTTTTCAAAGTTTACCAATGTAGATGAAAAAGAAGTTAAAAATAGATTGGAACTAATTAGTAATATTAAGAAAACGAAAATGACTGACGAATTGAAAAATTGGTTTAACGGTGTTAAGGAAGAAATCATTAACGCTGTGAAGGGAGAAGGCGTAGCTGAAGCCCCTGCTAATGAGGAAGTTTCCGTTGTTCTTTCTGATAACGAGGAAGTTGTAAACAAACTTACAGACTTGTCAAACGAGAAAGAAGAACTATCAAGCATCATTTCTGACAAAGAGGTTTCTATCTCTGAATTAGAAAACAAGGTGTCTGAATTAGAAGCTGAATTAGCGAAGCTAAACGCTACAGAAACTAAAGTAGAGGCAGATAATGACCCTGCAATTAACGAAGCAGATGTTGTAGTTAATGAATGGGATGTATTTGCAAAATCATTATTAAAATAATAAATTAAAAAACTATGGCGACTTTAACAAGTGCAAATTTACCTAACATCGAAAAATATGATGTAAGTAAATCAATAATTGAGCCTCTATTTATGGGGCAAGACTATATGTCTTATATGGATGTAATGCCTAATGTAGCAGGAACTATCGTTATTGATAAGTTTAAGCAATTAGGTGGAATTACAGGAGCTCTTGCTCCTCTTGGGGCTTTCTCAGGAGCAGCAGGTGAAATAGGTGATACTGTAACAATAACTCCTGTTCGTAGAGAAGCAGAGGTTGCGTTTGCAGGTAACGCTTTATACAACAAAATCAAAGGACAACTTATGAGAGGTGGTCACGAATTTGATAATGTTGATGGAACTGTTGTAAAAAATATTTTATTAGACCTTATCGGACAAGGCGTTAAGTCTGACTTCAACAAGCAGTTGTGGTTATCTAGTGCTGCAGGTGGTACAGGTGGTTTTGACCAATATGATGGTTTATTTGATGCAGCTTTCAATGTAACTGCTAACAAATTAAATCGTGGAACTTTAGCTACTGAACAACCAACTGATGCAGCTTTAGTTGCAGGTCGTGGTTTAGATATTCTTAAAGGTCTTTACGATATTGCTTCTCCTGAATTGTTAGAAGCAGGAAATCACGTTTACTTTGTTTCAGGTGATGTAGCAGATGATTATATGGCTACAAACTTAGAATCTTCTAGTTTTGCTGCTGCAGGATATGGAGCTATGGTTAATGGTGTTCAAAGCCTTACTTATAGAGGTATTCCTATTATTGTTCGTAGAGATTGGGATGTGGCTATCGCTTCTAATGTTGCAAACATTAACGGTGCTTCTAATGCTGCTGAAACTCACAGAGCTATGTTAACTACTAAAGATGCTTTTGTTGTTGCTACTGACTTCAACGAAAACTCTGTAGAGCAATGGTATTCTAACGATAACAAAGAGTATCGTTTTAGAGTAGCTTACTCTGTAGCTGTAGCTTTGAAAGATGCTAAATTAGCTGCTTACTATACGCCTGATAATATGGCATAATAATTTAGGGGGATGAAATACTCCCCCTAATAATTTTTAACACAATAAAACCAAAATAAAATGGCAATAGAAAAAATTAGCGTTGTTCACTCCGACTTGGAAAGGAGAGGTGGTCTAAAGCACTTGGGTGTTTGCTTGTTTTCTGATATTAGTTCAGTAGCTTTTGACTCTGCTGCAAATCACACGATATCTACTATCACAGAAGCAAATGTTAAGTTATTTGAACTTAAGCAAGGTACAGGCTCACTAACTAGCTCAGGAACAAAAGAGGGTGGAACAATTATGTTTGAACACACTATTTCTGCTTATATACCAAATATGTCTGATGCACATATGTCTGCTATTGATACTTTAAGTAATGAGAACTTAGTTGTTTTCGCTACTGACTTCAATGATGTTACTTATGTAGTTGGTCTATCTAACAAGTATTCTCTTACAGGAGATATTTCAAATGACCAAATGTATGCTAGACTATCAGGTGTTGAAGCTGCAACAGGTGCTGCTTTAGGTGATGAGAACGGAGTTACATTAACATTTACAGCTATGTCAGGTGAGTTACCATACTTACTTACTCCTGCTGTAACTATTGATGCTTCTGATGGCTCATACTCTATAGCATAATTATAGTAATTAAGATACACAAGTTAGGGGCATTTGCCCCTAGCTATGTATTTTTTTAATATATTGCAATATGTATAAAGCAAAAGTAAAAAAAGGTGAGGCTCGTTTCAATAATATGAAAGGCTTTATGTGGGCAGATGCCACACAGGAAGAACTTAAAAAAGCCTATGAACTTGGTCACACAAAACACATAGAATTTGTAGAAGATGCAGCACCAAAGAAAACAAAAGGCAAAAAGAAGTCAAGTAAAGACAGTTCAGACAAAGAGTAGTTTTAATACTAAATATGCTTTCGTAAACATTAGTACACCTAATGTAGATAGAGAGGTAAAGCAAATAGATAGGGTAAGAGAAGAATATATACCGTTTGGAAAAGACAATCTTTTCCCACAATATTTAGCAGATTTAAAAAGACATTCTTCAACACACCGTTCTGTACTTGCACAGAAAACTACTTTTACAACAGGTAGTGGATTTAAGACAGAAAACGATAGGTTAGCAGAGTTCATCTCTGATGTAAATGCTAACGGAGAATCTCTTAAGGATTGTTTTAAGAAACTAGCAGATGATTACTATACATATGGTAACGCCTACCTAGAAGGTGTTGTCTATGATGGTGGTATTAACTTTTATCATAAAGATGCTGCTACTGCCAGAGTTAGCAAAAACAAGAAAAGTATTTGCTTTCATCCTGATTGGGATAACTATAAGAGAAATCCTGAAAAGAAGCAGGTTATTCCTATTTATCCTAATATGTCTAATAGTAGTTTTGTGATACACTACAAGGACTATGAAAGTACATTTAGCTTCTATGGTTTACCTGACTATGTAGCTGCCTTAGAACACATTGCAATAGATTTTGAAATTGGCAAGTTTAATCATACAAACTTTAAAAATGGATTTAGTCCTTCTGCTATTGTAACTGTAAATGGTGACTTTGGTGAAGCTGAAGCAGAAAAGTTTGTAGAAACTGCTAAGGACACTTTAACAGGTAGTGGTAATAACTCTAAGATATTATTCTTAGTTAAGAACGCAGATGAAAGTAGAGGTACTGATGTTCAGATTCTTAACAACAAAGAAGATGGTGACTTCTTAGATTTACAAAAGCTAACTGACCAAAATATAATTACTGCTCACAGATGGCAACCTGCGTTAAGTGGTATTGTTTCTTCAGGAAAGATGAACAACACAGGTAGTGAGATTAGAATAGCTTATGAATTAGCTATGTCAACAGTAATCAAAGACACAACTAACATATTGTTAGAGCCAATAAAAAGAGTGATAAACAAAGAGCTAGGTATAGATGCAGAAGATTTAACTGTAATATATGAGCCACCAATATCATTCTTGTCTGACATAGACCCAAAACAAGTTCTTACTATAAACGAGCAAAGAGCTATGTTGCACAAAGATTTAGCTAAGCTAGATGATGGTGATATGTTACTAGCAGACAGACAACTGATTAGAGTAGAGAAAGAAGAAACTATAACAAGAAACTAATATGGCTAATGTAAGAAACTTAAATAATTTTGTTACTGCATCAGAAGTAATACAAAACTCTTTCACAAATCAAGCTACAGATACAGCTTTGATTAGTAATAGCATATTAGATATTGCAGAGTTAGCTCATATAAAGCCTGAACTTGGATTAGACTTTTATGAAGAACTTAAAATACAAAGGCACAATGGCACTCTTACAACTGATAATTCTACATTATTAAATGTTTTCTTAAAACCTGCACTATGTTGGTTTGTAAGATTTGAAGTTATGAACGAGATACAGTATAACACAACATCTGCAGGACTTGTTACTAATATATCAGAATTTAGTAATCCTGTAAATGTAGAGCAGTTTAATCAGATGAAGCAAGATACATATAGAAAGGCAAAGGTAATGCTAGATGATATGATTGCTTTTATACAACACGAAGACCAAACAGGTAAATATCCTTTGTTTGGGCAGGATGGAGATTCGTCAATGCCTACTGTTGACCACGCTACAAAACTTAACGGAATAATATTTTACTAATGGCTACAAACTTTCCAAAAAAAGGTGATGACAAAAAGATTACTTTGCGTAATAGTGAGGAAAAGCAGTTTCCTTATGAGTTTGCAAAGAACTTAAAAGAACAGCAGCCAAAGATATGGAAAGCAGGTGGTAACATTCGTGGTAATGATGCATTTATGCTTTGGGGTAGAGCAAGAAAAGGTGAAGATACTGAATCTATAAGAGCTTGGATAAAAGAAAGAGAGAGTTGGGCTAAAAGACATTTTAGAGATGGTCAAAAGTTTAAAGGTGATGCAGAGCCGAACTTGTCAAATGTAGCAGGTGTTGTAGCACAAATAAAGTGGGGTGTGATTGGAAACTTAGGAGTACAGGGAATGAAAGATGTAATATTAGAGTTAACTAAAAAACTAGAAGGTAGAAAAGATAATATGAAAAATGTTACTCCAACAGTTAAGAAAGGTTTAGAGGGTAAGGTTGAAAAGCACAATGAAGATGTAAAGGACTTAAAGGTTGATTGGAATCCAAGAGTAACTTACAAGAAGTTGGAAAAAGTGTTTGACAGGGGTATCGGTGCTTACAGAACAAATCGACAATCCGTTAGACCAAATGTAAAATCTGCAGAGCAATGGGCATATGCTCGTGTAAATTCTTGGCTTTTTGTGATGCGTAAAGGTAGATTTCAAGGTGGCATACACGATACTGATTTACTACCTGAAAAACATCCTCAGAAGAAAGCTATGAAAGAAGCTGATAATGCACAACATACTAGAAAAAACTCTAGATGTCCTGATGGATATGAACATAAGATGCCTGATGGCTCTTGGATGTGTGGTAGAAGACACGGTGGTGGTGGCTACAAAAATGAGTTAGATGAGAAAGAGCTTCTTAAGTTTTTGAACATACTCAAAGAAGATTTAATAACAGAAATAAAACTAATAAAAAAAGATAAATAATGGCTTCAACAATAACATCAGCTACATTAACAGTTACTATACAAGAATCAATAACTCTTGGTGGTACTCAATTTGGTGGCACAAAGCAACTTGAAATAACAGGAATAAATGAGGCTTACAAAAGAATAGTAAAATGTGTTAATAATCAAACAACAACTATTGCAACATTTAGTGGTAATGCTTTTGCTTCAGATAATGCTATAGATACAGAAGATGCAAAATACATAAGAGTTACAAATCTAGATGATGCTAACTCTGTAGAACTAGCTATCGTTGGTGCTGCAACATTATATCAGGTAAGACTAAATGCAGGTGAATCACACATTTTAGGAGCTCCTGACGACCTTATGTTAGCAGAAGCAGATACAAGCCCTTCTTTTGGCACAATGGCTGATATAGCAAGTATTCAGGTAAATCCTGCAGGTAATGATGTAGATGTAGAAATTTTAGTAGCTTCAGTATAATATGGCAAGTAATTTACATAGTAGTTTAGATGATAGTCAGTTGCACAACCCAAAAGGTTTTGCTAATGCTGCAAATAATACATATCTAACAAAAAACTCTAGTGGCACATTAGTTTGGTCAAACAACAATACTAGACACTATATATCTACAGGTGGATATCATAATGGTAGTGGTAGTGCAGGTACTTATTATGGAAAGCAGTTTTCTGCAGATTATCACAATCTTAATGTTGAGGTTGACCCTTTAGATGCAACAAATAATAGCTTGAATCTTGGTATGAAGTGGGCACATATGCACTCAGAGTTTGTTTGTTGTCACGCAGGTACAGTTACTAAATGGGTTTGTATGCACGGTGGTAGTGCTAGTGCAGATTGGGACTTAGAATTATATAAAGTTTCTGTAACATCAGGAACAGGGGCTAATGTAAATCCTACAAAGCTAGGTGAAACATTAAATTTAACAAATAGTGCAAGTGGTAATAAGTTTGTAACAAAGGTAGAAATGGGATTAACAGGAACATTGACATTTTCTGAAGGTGATGTTTTGATACAGGTGTTAAGGAAACAAACAGCAGGTACTAAATCTATTTGGTGGAATGGAACTTTAGAATTAACTTTTGATTATTAAGATATGAAAACTTTACTTGCTCAAAATGCAGATGTTTTAGGATTGAATAGTGTAACTCTTTTTATATCTCTTACAGAGGTTGAGCAGGTATTGCAGATTATATTACTTTGTATATCCATCATATATACTACACAAAGATTTATAGATTACAAGAATGGCAAGAAAGGTAGTAAATAATTATCTTTCAAAACCTAAAGTCAAGCGTAAGGGTGTTCATTCAAAGAACTCATCTCAAGGACAAAAAGGATATAGAAAGAAATACAGAGGGCAGGGCAGATGATACAAAAAGATTTGACATTGTCAGTAGGTAATATAATATGGATAATAGGTATAATATTTACTATGGGTATTGCTTACAGTCAAATAGCACAACTTGATGAAGATATAATTGTTTTAGAAAAAAGACTAGAAAAAAAAATTAAGATAATCAACGAGTGTGAAGACAGAATAGTAGAATTAGAAAAAGAATTAGCAACAATAAAAAATTGTAAAAATGATTGAAAGATTAAAAGCATTTGTATGTATATTAGTATATAAATTGTCATTTAAAAAAGTTTGTTTTGGTGATTGCAAATACTGTAAGCTATAATGGAAGAAGTATTAAAATTAGTAGAAACATATGGTATAACTTTAGTTCTACTTATAGGCAGTTGTTATGCTCTATATCGTTTTTTTATTTTTTCTATCTATGAGGTAAAATCTCAATTTTCTAAGTATCACGAAAACAATGCAAAAGATATGCAGTATATAAAAAGTAAGATAGATATTATCTTAGAGTTTATTAAGAAAAACAGTTAGTATGGACTTAGTTGTGTATAGATTTAGTAGCGAAACAGACAGTACAAATGGGCTATTATTTGAGAAAAACGAAAGCTTTGGGCTTCGGTTTTTATGTTACACACTTGAAGATGAACACAGGGTTTTAAAGGTAAAAGGTGAAACAAGAATACCAAAAGGTAAATATTTTATACAATACAGAAAAGAAGGTGGTTTTCATAATAAATATAGTAAGCGTTTTTCTAATATACATAAAGGAATGTTGCAAGTTATTGATGTTCCAAACTTTGATTACATTTTGTTACATTGTGGTAATACTGATGAAAATACTGCAGGATGTTTGCTTCTCGGTGATTCGCAAGAGAACAACCAAATAATAAAAGATGGATTTATTGGTAAATCTACCAACGCCTACAAGAGGGTTTACAAAGAAATATCTAAAGAATTAGAAAACAATAAAGAAGTTACTATAGAATATATAGATTTTGATAAACAATTTTAAGGGTTTACAAAGGGTTTACAAACCCTATATAATAAAGATAAAGTTAAAGTTAAATATAAAGATATGAGTATTTTAGGTAAAATATTTAGTAGTGGTGCAAAAGATTTAGTAGAAAGTGTTGGTAGTGCTATAGATAAAATTCATACAAGTGCAGAGGAAAAAGAGCTGATAAAATTAGAGATAAGGAAAAAGATATTAGATTATGATTACAACATACAAAAAGAAGTTACAAAGCGTTGGGAAGCAGATATGCAGGGTAATTGGCTCACTAAGTCTATTAGACCTCTTAGCTTGGCCTTTATGCTTATTATCCTTACTGTATTTACTCTCGTTGACTTTGGTTATGTTGACCTACATATTAAAGACAGTTGGATTGACCTTTGGCAACTTTTAGCACTTACAGCCTTTGGTGCATACTTTGGTGGAAGGTCTGTTGAAAAAATTAAAAAGAAACTCTAACAATTTCTAATTTATTTATAAATATATACTTATATTTGGCACTCCAAATAAGCTATATTCAGCTTATCAATGTTTTAGGGTTAGTAAAAAAGTGGGATTTCAGTTTGATTTCTCACTTTTTTTTATATATTGCCACAACCAATAAAACAGTTTAATGAAAAAAATTTATGGTAAAAGACTAAGACTTACACCACAAGAAGTTGAAATGGTAGAAAACCATAGAAACACTAGCAATGTAGGAATTATAGGAGATACTCACGAGCCTTTTTGCCACCCTAATTACAGAGATTTTTGTTACGAAGTATTCAATAGATTTGGTGTTACTCAAATAGTACACATTGGAGATGAGGTGGATAATGCTGCGTTATCATATCACGAAAAACATACCGAAATGCCAAACGCTGAAAGCGAAGCAGAGAAGGCGCAAATAGCTATGGAGAAGTGGTATCAAACATTTCCTGATGTAAAAGTTTGTGTTGGTAATCACTCTGCCCTACCATTTAGACAGGCTACAACTGCAGGTATTCCTAAAAGATTTATGAAGTCTTATGAAGAAATATGGAACGCACCAAAAGGTTGGAAGTGGCAGTTGCAATGGCAAATAGACAATGTATTATATGAACACGGAACAGGAAGTAGTGGAGCAAGAGCTGCAGTTAACAGAGCTACTGCTAACAGACAATCTACAGTTATAGGACATTGTCACTCATTTGGTGGTGTAAACTATATGGCTTCTCGTAATGATTTGATATTTGGTATGAATGTGGGCTGTGGTATTGATGTAGATGCTATGGCTTTTTCATACGGTAAAAACTTTCCAAAGAAGCCAACTCTTGGTTGTGGTGTAGTTCTTGACGAAGGAAAAACTGCATTATTTATTCCTATGGACTTAGGAAGTAAGATAGTACACATATAAAAAAAAGTAAAAAAAACATAAAAAAGTTTGGTGGTTTGTAAATTTGTTGTATATTTGCAGAGTATTAACCCACAAAAACAGAATTTATGTTAAAAGAACTATTCGAAAAATCCCTGCCAAATTACTACGAGCAGGTCTCAAACAAAGAGGTGTATGTATATATGTCTAATGTTGAGCAAGTAATTCAAGAAGCAAAAGATAGAATCAAGAATCTGCAAACAAAAGCTCATAACGAGGAAAGGTATGATGAGGCACACGCATATCATATGGCGTGGTTAGAGTTATCCTTTACATCTACAGAGATTCTATCAAAACAACTAACCTCAGAAATAAAAAAATAGTATGTCAGAACTTAAAAAAGAAACTAGAAAAGAAGCACTAAGAAGATTGTTTGAAGCAAATGGTCTTGTGCAAGAAGATGTGTATAAGGACAAGCGTGGCTTTGTTATTATTACAAGAACAGGTATTGATAAGATTGTAAGCAATCGTTCTATAAAACTTGAGTATGAGCCCATTGTAATGGAAAGAGATTGGGTTGTACTAAGATGTGTTGCTCAAATGGTAAAAGGCAAAGAAGTTGGTATGACTAAAGTAGAAAGCTTTGGCGAGTGCTCACAAGAAAACACTATGGGTTTAGCAGGTAAATATCCTGTTGCTATGGCTGAAAAAAGAGCTAAGTCTAGAGCAGTATTGATGCTTACAGGATTCTATGAGCAAGGAATATATGGTCAAGACGAAATGATGGATGCCTAATGGATTGGATAGATGATTTATTAGATAATAGATGTGATTTGTATCAGATTAGCATTATAGAAGGTCTGATGCAAACCTCATCTGTTGCAGATGAATATAGAGATATTGACTTTGAAAACATTTCTATACTAAAAGCAGAAGAAATTATAGAGCATCTTTATCAGAACGACAATCCAAGAGACCCAAAAGAACAATACAAAAGAATGTTTAGATATGGCAATTAGAAAACACGCTATGACAAAAGAGGGTGCAATACTTTGCATAACTAGACATCAAGTGAAAGAACTTGAGGGTAAGGTGTTAAGTGGTATAAGACAATCATTTATAGATGCTTATATACACTTAGACAACAAGAAGATAGAGGACTTGTATAAAAAAACCTTTGATGTTGAATTAGTAATTATAGAAAAATGAAAAATAAAGCAAGAAATGATTTTGAGGTTATGCTAAGAACTCTTGGTATAACAAAGAAAAGATTTGGTGAAATCACAGAAACAAAAGGTACTACTGTAGATAAGTATCTTGCAAACCCATCTTTATTGAGAGTAAAGCATATACAATGCTTGGCTAATGCAGATGAGATAGAGTGTGATGAAAATGAATTATTAAACTATTTAATAAAGTAAAATGGAATTAGAAGGAAAGTTAGAGGCTAAATACGAAACAAAGAAGTTTCAAAGTGGTTTCAAGAAAAGAGAGTTTGTGATAAACACAGGTGGTGATTACCCACAGACAATAAAACTAGAAGCACATAAGGACAATATAGATAAGCTTGACGGTGTAAGTGTTGGTGATTTTATCAAGTGCTCTATCAATATAAATGGTAGGCTTTGGGAAGGAACATATTACAATAACATTGTGGCTTGGAAGATTGATGCAGATGCAAAGCCGAAGCAAGTTCAGGCAGATAAAGACGATGGTCTTCCTTTTTAATTAAATATTTAGTTATGAAAGAAAACATTTTAATGCGAGAAGAAGTTTCACTACTTATACATAGTGTTCAAAGAACTATAATAAAACTTGAGCAGTATAAAGATGATAGTAGTGAGTTAGTAAGAAAACACAGAATGTTACTTAAAAGATTATTAGAGATTGAATATAATATGTTAAAATAAATAAATATGGATAACGAATTAGCAAAGCTAAAACAAATTATATCTATACAACTAAACATACCTAGAAGTGCTTTAGATAAAAGTTGTAGAGAACAAGAGTTTGTTAGAGCTAGAGTGATATACTCAAATATATTGATGAGAGAGCTACAGATACCTATTGGTAAGATGAATCAATATCTTAATAAAGACAGAAGTAGTTTCTATCATTATCAAAAGCAACACAATAACTCATACGAATACCCTAAGTTTTATCAAGACTACATTGATGACTATGAAAAGGTTAAGTCTATGTTCTTAGGAGACCAAGATGTTATGTTGAAGCGTTGGGAAGTTGAGTTTGAAAGATTAAGTAAGGCAAGAGCAGATATAAATGCTAGATTAGATAAGATTGAAAAAGAGATGGTAGATGTAGGAATATAAAATATTTACTATCTTTGTAAAATTATTAACCCTAAAATAAATAATTATGGCAAAAAGAATGACCGATACGGACAAGTGGAAGAAAAGATTTGTCCGTGACCTATCACCACAACACAAACTTCTGTGGTTTTATATACTTGACGACTGCAACCACGCAGGAATATGGGAAGTAGATATAGAGGTAGCATCAATAAGAGTTGGATATGAGCTCGTTTATGATATGCTACCAAAAGAGTTTCTTGACAAAGTTGTTATATTTGATAATGGAGATAAGTGGTTTATACCTGACTTCATTGACTTTCAATATGGTGAACTAAATCCAAACTCTAATGTTCACAAATCAGTAATACAATTATTAGAAAGATATAACCTTGAAGGGTATGTGAAGGGTTTACAAACCCTACCTAATACCGTACAAGATAAAGATAAGGTTATAGTTAAAGATAAAGCTAAGGCTAAAAGGTTTGTTAAGCCAACTTTAAATGACTTAGAACATTATTGTATTGAAAGAAACAATAAGGTTGATATTCAAAAGTTCTTTAACTATTATGAAAGTAATGGTTGGAAGGTAGGTAAAAATCCTATGAAGGATTGGAGAGCTGCAGTTAGAACTTGGGAAAAGAATACCAAAGAAGAAACAAAAAGTAAGGTAGAACAGTCTCTTAACACTTGGCAAGAGGCAAGACATATGATAAACAATGGATAAGACTAGACAGATATGGTATAGATTTAGTAATGACATAGAACAACTGAATCTAGATTGTGTTGACCTGTTAAGCAAGTGTTATATGATGTTAGGGCAAAGACCTGACACACAACAGGTTGTAATGATGGCCAAGTTCTTAGTAGATGATTTATCTAGACACTATGGCTCTATGGATATGGATGAGGTTTCATTTGCATTTGAACAGGGTATAAGAAACTCTGAGCACGGTGGCTTCATCAATGTTCGTAATTGGAACATATGGCTAAAAGAACACAAGTCCAAAGCACAATTAAATAGACAACAAAAGTTAATAACCGACTATCAAAAGCATCAAAGAAATCAAAAGTTTATTGATGCTACGATAACTAAAGCAAAGAGAATAGATGACACAAAGAGATAAAGTATTAAGACACCTTGAGCATTATGGTACTATAACACCATTAGATGCCTTTAGAGACTATGCAATAATGAGATTGAGTGCAATTATATTTAACCTAAGAGATGAGGGGTATAACATCAAATCTGACACAGAAAAAAGTAGAAATAGATTTGGTGAGCCCTGTAAATACGCTAGATATACATTGCAAAGACAATATCAACAGGCACAATTATTTTAATTTTTATGTAAAAAAGTTTGGTAGTTACGAATTTATTTCGTATCTTTGTACTATTATTAACCCTAAAACACTAATATATGACAGACACTTATTTGTCCTTACTCAAGGACACCCTTTCAATTCAGACTACATCAGGCAAAGAAGACAAGATGATTGCTTACATCAAGCAGTTTGTTTCTAAGTATGTTCCTGATGCAGTTGTAAAAGTAAAAAACAGAAATGTATATGTAACCAAAGGACAGGCAGAATACTATCCTTGTATCGTTGCACACACAGATACGGTACACGATATGTATCAAGACTTCGGCATCTACAACAGAGATGGCGTATTATTTGCTTTCAGCAATGATGTAGAGCAGCAGGTCGGTATCGGTGGTGACGACAAGGTTGGTGTATGGATTGGTTTGCAGATGCTTCTTGACAAAGATGTTGTCAAGTGTGCTTTCTTTCACAGCGAAGAAGTTGGTTGCATTGGTAGTTCTGCTGCAGATATGTCTTTCTTCAAAGATGTTGGCTACTGCTTTCAATCAGACCGTAGAGGTAATCGTGACTTTGTAAGAGACATCTATGGCGTACAACTATTCAGCGTGGACTTCTCTCTTGCTATATCCAAGACACTTCGTACACACGGCTATAAAGAAACATCAGGTGCATTGACAGATGTGTATCAGCTCAAGCTCAATGGCTTAGAGGTATGTGTTGCTAATATGTCTAGTGGTTACTATGCGCCACACACAGACAAAGAGGTTGTAGATGTTGCAGATGCTATCAACTGCTTTGACCTCATATCAAATCTAATTGATGTTCTTGGTTGCAATCTGTATCAACACAAAGCCAAAAGAAAAAACATATCATTCAAGAATAAGAAAAGCAAATATAATTGGGACTATGACTTCAACTACGAGCCAAGCTATTGGTATGATGAGTTAGATGATGTAGATGCTTGGAACGAATCCTTTGGTGTTAAAAAAAAAGACAAGGAAGAAGACATAGGTGATTTACAAATCATAGGTAGCTGTGAGTATTGTTTAGATGAGGTCTATGGCTCTAACGACATTGGAGAGGACTATGGGTATTGTAATGGATGTGACTGCCTTGTAAGTAGGGATATGATACAATCTTACGACTAATGGAAACTATCCTTATAATTTTCTTGTCTATTATTACTTTATACCTTATATTTCAGCACAGATGTATTGTTGCAGAGGTTAATGACTTACATTATCAGATAGATGAATTGAAGTCAACATCTCTGTATAATGCAGAAAGAATTAGAAAGCTTGAAATCGAAGGACATAAAAGTAAGGTTAACAGAAGAAAACATACAGATAAGTATAGTAGAATACTTAAAGCTACAATATCCAAATCTGTTGTTTACTGCAACAATGGGTGGTCAGTTTCAAAGACACTACTCACAAAGGTTGAAAGCAAAGCGTACAGGATATTTGAAGGGGGTATCAGACCTTCTTATATTCGAGCCAAGAGGTGGTTACTATGGTTTGTTTATAGAATTGAAACGAGACAGAAAGTGTTATCCTACTGCAGAACAAAAGCAATTTATATCAAGGGCTTCGGACAGGGGGTACTACGCTACCTGTGCAAAAGGTTTCAGCGAGTGCAAAGAACTGATTGATAAATATCTAAACGAAGAACTATGAGTAAAAGTAAATACTATTATGACTACACACGCAACTGCTCCTGTGGGGGTGCTTGTCTGTGCAGAAGAATAGATAATGACAACCTTGATATTCCTGATTACTACAAAGGTAAGAACGGATATATGGCTAAAGATGTAGTAGCTAACTTTGATTTGTCTTACAACTGTGGAACTGCTACAACTTACATTTTGAGAAGTAAGAACAAGCACAATGATGGGGGTATAGAGGACTTGAAGAAAGCCATTGCACATTTAAAGTTTGAACTAGAAATATTAGAAAATGAGTGTTAATCCATTTGAAAGAAAAGATAGCAGGGGTGGTGGTTTTGCAAAGCGTAAGTTTACTTTGCAAGAGGCAGAAGAAATAAGATGTGAATATGACGAGGGGGGCATCTCTCAAAACCAACTTGCTAAAAAGTATAATGTATCTCAGCCCATCATAAATATGATACTGAGAAAGAAAACATATATAAAATAATTTGCATAGTTGTAAATAATTTTGTATCTTTGTAAAAGATTTATACGGTGAGGGGGGGGGGTACTCCTCAGGGGGGGGGTATGCTAGGGGATAGCAGGGGGGGGGTGTCCCCAAAAAAACGCCAAAAAAACTAACCTTAAAAAAAATATAATTATGTGTAGAGCAGGAAGTGACATAGGATATTGCGATAGCGATTGGAGAGAAAACAATACTATTGACATCAGACCAAGCGATTCATCAGTAGAAAACTACTTATCGTCTATGGGTTTTGATGATGTAGATATTAGAACAGGTGACAACGACTTAGATATATCTTTTACATATGAGGGTGTGTTCTATGCACACTACGACTTGGATTGGGATAGCTATGAGAACTTTGAGTTTATAGATTATCTAAGAGATGCTGACCAAAAGGAATCAGCCTGTTGTGGTGCATCATTTGACGAAGACATCAGAAGATGTGGTTATTGTAAAGAAAGTTTATAGTTGATTGATTAAAGTGTTTGTTTTTTAGTGACTTTAGATTTATCTAGAGTTCAGGTAAGTAGGTGGGTTTATGTGTAATTTCCTCACCTACTTTTTTTTGTGCCAATTTTTTTTTGTAAGAAACTGCGACACTCAAGTAACTGCCAAGAAACTGCTAAGTAACTGCTGAAGAAACTGCTAAGTAACTGCTGGGCATCTGCCATAGTATATATGGTGGGTGTATTTTCCTAGATTTTAAAAAAAAACACCGTTCTGACAAGTTGTCATTTATTTATATTTGTATTAAATTTTTTAGTTTTTGCTTGGATATTAAAAAAGATTTATTAAAGGGTTAAACTTTTTTAGTATTTATATAATTTTTTTATATATTTGCTAAAGTTTTTAACCAATAAATATATTATGAAATACAAAACAAACCCTAAATTATTAGACAAAGTAAAAAGACAAACAGAAATCGAGCCAAGTGGCACTAATGTGATAATGTTTGTAGGATTTATTTTTATTTTTCTTTTACCTACCATTAACGCAATTATTAAATTAAACTTTTAATCTTATGAAAAAGCAAACATTAAAACAGAAAATTGATTCAATTATATTAGAACTAATTAAAAAAGGATATAGAAAAAAAGAATACTCAGAAACTACACCAATAAAATTGGGGCTTAGTCAAACTGACTTTTCAAAAATTAGTTACATTACAGAAAAGCGACAAAACCAACTAATTAAAAATGATGTTGTAAAATTAAAACAATTTACAAAGGAAGATAGAAAAAAATATTTTTATCATACTTCAGCAAGTAAATTGTTATCTAAATTTATAAACATAGATTCAGATGATTTACAACCTTTTGCAGACAAATTAAGCCAATATATCATAGAGCAAAAGAAAATAGATTTAAAAGTATTTAAGGGTACAGATATTGCAAGGATTTACAATATGAGTAACCACAGGTTTGGCGAATCCTCGTGTATGCAAGAAAAACATAAATCATATTTTGAGATTTACGAGCATTTGCCCGTTAAACTATTTGCACTTATTGAGAATGGCGAACTTTTGGCTCGTTGTCTTGTTTGGTACAATGAGAGACACACAAAAACTGACATCTATATTGACAGAATTTATTCCTTTGGGAATGATGAAATTAGTAAAATAATGTATAGAAAAATTATTTTCAAGATTCGAGAGGTTGAGAAGATAAGCAAAGATACACCAATTAACGCCTATAATTGTAGGTTTTTAAATTGGGATTCGAATACAAATTATCGTTCTTATCCTTCTTTTCAATTTGTAAAAATTGATAATGATATTGAGGTTGACGAATTAGAAGCACTTCCATATTTAGACACCTTTCAGTTTTCTTGTGGTAATTATTTACAGACAGACAGCGACAGCGACACAAGATACCAATTGAATTGTACCGGTGGAACATATTCAGATGTAGAACAGATAGTTTGCGAGTGTTGTGGTGTTTCAGTAGATGAAGACACCCAAATTTGGGTTGAAGATTTAGAAGAAACAAGATGTGAACATTGCGCAATATAT